TGGTACGAAGTGTCTTTAAACACAGAAGTTATATTATCCCACTTCGTACCTATGTTTAAACGTGCCTTATTATAACATTTCCGAATCACGAAGTATATACCTATCTCAAATTAATTGTGGATAACTTTGTTTTGATCCAGTCAGGAGGCGCCCGGCGCCCGCGGTATCCTCCGGACCAGCAGGCACCGACCAAGGACCTCTCACATTAGAGGGAGTTTGGGAGTTTTAGGAGTTTGGGCCACTCTGAACCGCATCCCGGGCCCAGTGTGCCAGTCCACAGGGCACCGTCCACTGAATCGTAGTCATTATCACGGAGTTCTAGGAGTTTGGCGCTTGAAAAAAGTTTGGTGGACCCCTTCCCGGGGTCATGAATCAGTATAAATGAGAGTGCATTATGAGCTGCATGGAGTGCATTCCAGGCTATTTGCAGAGGTGAAACTGCTATCTTTCCTACCCCTCTCTTATTACGGCGTACTACCTTCAATTCTACTGTAAAAAATCCTATATCTTTGTGATATATTATACAATCCGGGAATCCTGGTGTAACGTAAGACTCAATACGCGTAATGATGTATTTCTCACTTCCATTTTCCAAACATCTCTTGAAAGTCTTGTAAAAATTTGTTTCCGTTTTTACGGTCATATTTCTTTTTACTCTTTACTATTCTCTGTTTGTACTTCGGTGATGTCTTTAGGTCCTTCGCTATTGGATTTTTCTTCGACCTGTATAATAGTTTGATTACCTTCTTTTTTAATTTTTCCATCGTATCCTAACTCTTTCAATGCTTTCAATACATCAGCACGTGACATATCATCAATTGATCCTGTTCTTATCTCCTTTCTTTCAACATATAATCCTGCAGCTTGACCACGTAGCCTTTCAGCGTTTATTGCAGCACTGTGTGATTTATCATTTAACGCCTTATCACGTAATCTTGCCAACTCTTGTATGTGCTTATTCATTTCAACCTTATGTGTCTCAGCTAGCTCATTTCTTTTCTTTCTTACTGCAGCTACAACACGTGGGTATTTTTTTGCATTTAATAACTCAGATGATGTCACAGATGCACGTTCAGCTTTATACCCAGACTGTCTTGCACATTCTGTTGGTGTCAATCTACCTTCATTAGCTACATATATTTCAACAAATATTCTTTGTTTATCAGTCAATCCATCTTCGCCACGTGGATGTTTTAATGCCATATCACGAGTATTACGAATGGTATTACGGACCACCTTTTTTTCAAGTACACTTAACTTGTTGTTATATATGTCTTTTTCACTCATTTTAACTCCAAAATACCATAATTTGACTCTTTTACCATGAACTCGTAATACCTCCGTAATACCTGGTATCCCTTATCCCATATAGAGAATTGGCAATTGGTATTACGGTATTGGAAGATCCCGGTAAATAAAAAAATAAAAAAACTTTTTAGCATCCAGCGCACAATACAATACCAATCATAATACAACGATACTTCTATTAGAATATGCAATAAAGTCAATATATCCGCGCTTTTTTAATGCATGGACATATGAATGTACATTACTCTTAGATTTCATACCTGTCATTTGTTTTATCTCTTCAAACGAGGGTGAATAACCATTTTTCTCGATAAATACTTGAATTTGTTGAAGAAATTTAGCTTGTTTGGGTGTCAATCCCATCTTTTTTTTCTTGTTACTCATAATACTTTGCCAATACCTTTATTTTCTATGATAAGTTTTATCTTCTCTGCCTGGAAATTCATTGTAACCTTTAGCATCTGGATTAGGCCCATAATATTTTCTAACTTGCCTAAGCATTTCACCTTTGCCCCACTCATCAATTGATTCTTTAGTTATTGATTTTTCCAATGTTTCTTGTATTTCTTTTTCCTGTTCAGTTAATTGTAATCTTTTAGGTGCTGTCTTTCTGACATACGTAGATATTTTAGACCATGTAATAATGTGATCATCAGCTTTTGCTCTTACATAACCACGTTCTGGATCTAATTGTGGATACTGTGGTTCTGGCTGTCTATCAAAATTGTTTTTTATGTATGCCAACACTTGCTCATCATTATCAAATTGCTTTACAACTTTCTCCACTATTTTTTTATCTTTCCATAAATTAATTTCGTACGTCTGCATGTCCTACCACCAAATATTCTATCTTTTTTACCCATCCCTTTGGAATAGCAATAGCACCACCCCCATGGTTATCATCCCGGTCCAAACACCACGAACGCATCATCACTACCTTTTCATCATTATTTACAATCATCCAACCTACTTCCTGACACGTTGCTAATGGCGCACTTAACATATCTTTTATATCAAGCCATCCAGTTTCCATATCACGTGCGTCCTCCCACGTAATGCGTACCATTGGTATGGTATTTATATCCATTTAAAGATCTACTCTTCCCCAAGCTTGAGTATCATGTTTATCATTTGGATTTACTTCATTAATAAAAACTATATTACCTTTCTCATCACGATAAGGGTAAAAATTATCTGCCCAACTTAAATCACGTTTCAAATTTTTTTTATTTATAGGTGCGTTAACTTCAAATTTTTTAAGGTATTCTTCAACTTTTTCAGGATCAAATAATATTCTAGAGTGTTTATTATCCCCCAATTTTATATGTGGAATTTTTTTCAACCTTATCCATTTAGTAAGAGTTTGAATGTTAATTTTAAGCCGTTCTGCTAATTCATTTTTATCATAATACTTTATCATACATTAACTCCTTTAACAGGTGCATCTAACGTAAAATGTACATTAAATGCTAATGATCTACGCTCTCCTTCAGATCTAAATGGATACACTTGATGTGTAAGCCATGAAGGAAATAAATAAAAATCTCCAACTTCTGGTTTAACTAAATAACTATGGTTAGCAAAATGATTAGGCATGGACCCAAGAAACTCGAGACACCCAGCTGTTGGATGATGATCTTCTGCTTCATATTCTTTATCAAATCCTGGTGGAATCTTTAAAAAAGCAACACCAGATAAATTAGCGTCATGAATATGCATAGGATTAAAATCACCTGCGTATTGTGATACAATCCAAGATCTAAATGCAACTTTGCTGCCAGGTGCTGGCTCTTGTTTAATTGTATGTCTATAATATGCTTGTGACATTGATCCAAGAAACTCTCTAATATTAGAAATCTTGTTGATATCAATCATAACTTCTTTCTTAACATTACCGGCGAGATTGTGTGACCAATCGTGTTCTTTACTTAACTTCTCATCATGTAATATACGATCAGCTTCAGTATTTAATAAATAAACAAATTGCTGTGGCATTTTAACTTTTAAGACACTTGGGCCAAATGGTTGATATATATCGTATTTTAGCTCTAAATTTTTATTCTGGGGTTGTTCCGCCATAGCTTTTCTCCATCTCCTCTCTTAATTTTTTATCTTCCTCTTCCTTAATTTCTTTTAATACTTCTCTTACGATATCTTTAATTAATTTTTTTAGTTCACAAGTTTTGTTCATCCAACTTTCCTTATTTTATCTATCCACTCACGTATAAATGGTTTTGATGCATACATAGGACGTTTAACATCTTCACGTTGTCCACTACCATCCTTGCTAACAAACCCAAGTGTGCGGATCATTGCATCCTCCTCATTTTTAGCACGAATTAGATATTGAAATGTTATCTCACGCTTCGTTGTTATCTCATATGTATTCTTTTCTTCACCTTTCTCAACATGAAATGACTTCATGCCTCCTATTTCTGTGCCCTCTGGCGGCTGTTCAAACGTCACTGTCGGTGGCGTATAAGCGTACTCTTTCATTGCTTCTTGATCAGCTAACGCTTGGGCCATTTTCTTTTCGCGTATTTTATCACGTTCTTTTTGTATGTGATCCCATTTACGTGGTGTTTCTTTTATTATTTTATCACGTGCTTCTGCGTGTGCTTTTTCTTCTGGTGTATTTGGTCCTTTATTCTTTACCATTTTAATAAACCCATAACATGAATATAATAATTAAAATTGAACCAAGAATAATTATCAAAGTTTTCTCTTTCATTTAAAATCCTGGGTACTCAGGACACTTGTCAACATCAAATGACTCGTAGTATCCAACAGCATTATTTGCGGCCCTCATAGCCTCTTCGTCGCCCTCAAACATCGCATCATAAAACGCGTCACGTGCGCGTTTTAATTCACTGTGTACATTTACTTCTAAGATTCTAGGCATCTCTATATTCCTAACCACGTTTTATAGATCCATA